CGCACAATTATCAGGTGCTGCTCCTAATATTGTACATTCTTTAGATGCAGCTCATCTAACTAACATTGTTGCTAATAGTAATTTTGCTACAACGGTTATTCATGATTCTTTTGGTTGTCATATAAGCAATATGCGTTATCTGTTTCAATTAACTAGAATAGAGTTTGTTAACTTATACAAAACAGATCCTTTAGAAAATTTATTAATTCAATTTAAAGCGCAAAATAAGCAAGTAAAGTATGGAAATCTAGATATTACAATTGTAGAAAAATCTGACTTTGCTTTTTGTTAAACTAAAGCTCCTTGCAATAAGGAGCTTCCAGGCAATGGAAGTTTATGGAAATAACTAACAAATTATTAGAAATTGGTAAGTGGGGAATTGTATTAATTATTGTTTTAGAAATTACCGCACTTGTTTCAGGAAGCATTTTTATGAAAGAAAAAGTTTTTGATCGCAAAGATCAACAGCTTTCTTCCCATGTTCTATATTTTGATGAATTACAAAAATTAAAAGGTAAACATTAATGTTTGCTTTAATTTGGGTTGCTGCCTCTACAGTAGCAGCTTGGATAGGTATTGAAGTTTATGATAATCTTTCTCGTCAAGAAAGAATAGATAAATGTGTAGTAGAAGTAAAATATTCAAGACCTAAAGCAGATATTAAAGAAATTATTAAAGCTTGTGAGATTATTGTACATTAATTCAGCGCCATAAAGAGGTGCTAAAAGTATATTAACCTCATTAAAAGAAAAACTAATTGTAAAACTATAGGTAAATAATTATGACAGTATTAAAAGACGTTTCATTGTATTGGGCTAAACTAGATCCTAAAAATCCTAATAAAGCTTTTGATCCACAAAAACCAGTATGGGAAGTTAAAGTTGTAACAGAAGATAAAAATGTTGCAAAAGAATGGAAAGATTTAAAGCTAAATGTTAAAACAGAAGAAAAGGACGATAAAGTTCAATACTATGCTTACTTGAAACGTCGTGCAACTTATGAAAAAACAGGTGATCCTAATCAACCTGTTAAAGTTGTAGATGGACAATTAATGCCTCTTGATCCTAACACTATTGGTAATGGTTCTGTAGGTAATGTTCAAATTAAACAATGGCCATGGGAATTTAATAAGCGTACTGGCACATCTACTGAAATTGTAGCAATTCAAGTAACTAAGCTTGTAGAATTCAACGCAGGTAATGGTCTTGCTTTTGAAGAAATTGGTGAAACTGAGGTTATTTCAGCAGAAGCAGTTGAGCAAGCAAGTAGTGATGACCTATGGGATTAAATCATAATCGTGAAGATTTTGCTTTAATTAAAGAAATATTGCAAAACGTTAGTGAAATTACTAACACTAATGCAATTTGTGCTGGTGGTGCTCCTCGTGACATAACAATGGATTTAATTATTCGTGATTATGATATTTACGTAACTGTGCCTAATACGGTAGGTAATACTTTAGACAATTTTATTTTACCTGCTATACAACAAAAATTTATAGATATGTTTGGTAACGAAGTTTCTGATCCTAAATTAATAGGTGAAACTTGGTATGAAGATAACTATATCCATTCAATTTATGAATTTAATATTTTAGAAATGATTGATATTCAAATTATTTTTACTAAAACTGAATGGGAATTAGAAACTATTGTTAAAGATTTTCCAATGTCTTTATCTCAAGCATGGATTACTAAAAATAGTAACAAAGTTGAAACAACGCCAATGTTTGATCGTAGTATTGAATTAAGAACAGGTGTTTATAGTCATAAATGCAAAAGCAGTTATTTAGCTAAAATAATTCAGAAGTTTAGAGGTTTTGCTATAATTCCTGTAAACCATATGTTTTGTCAAGCACAGTTTGCTAAAAGTATTAGACAATCTATGGAGATTCCTTATTAATGGATACTTTAAAGAAAATAAAAACTATGGTTAACTTAACAGAAGTTAATGATTCTGTAAAAACATCTGAAGACGTAGATCATATTAACCCTAAACATTATAAAGATGTAGTTCCAGGTTATCAATATATGGAACTTATGCAACATATGCTTAAAGGCTTTAATGGTGTAGAAGCTCATTTGTTAGGACAAATTTACAAATATCAAATGCGTTTAGGTAAAAAAGATTCAAAATTACAAGACTTAAAAAAAGCACAATGGTATTTAAATGTATTAGTAAAGTATTATGAAACTGGTGAAATCATATTGGATTGAACCCGAAGAAAAGCGGGATTAAAATGGCAAAAATAATTTGCTTTGACTTAGAAGCTAATGGCTTTATACCAAAGGTAGATACTATATGGATGGTATCTGCTAAAGAAATTGGTACTGATAAAGTATATGCTTTTTCTGATTATACAGATGAAGCAGATGGAAACTTAGAAGACTTTAAAGAATATTTAAATTCAGCAGATGTTCTTGTAGGTCATAATATTTATGGTTATGATTTAGAAGTTTTAGAAGTTCTTACAGGCTGGACTCCTAACTGGGATAAACAAAAAGTAGTTGATACTTTAATTATGAGTTGGCTTGTAGATTATAAATACCCCGGAGGTCATTCTTTAAAAAATTTAGGTAAGCGAGTAGGTGTACTTAAAGATGATTACACTGGCGATTTTGATGCATTTAACATGGATATGTTTTATTACGGTAAACAAGATGTAGTAGCTACTGAAGCAGTGTATACTTTTCTTGCAAATGAATGCCGTAAAATTATGGAAAAGAAACCTTTATTTAAGTTAGGTTTAAAACATGAAATGCGTTGGGCTTATTATGAATTACAAATGCGTAAAAAGGGTTGGGTATTTAATATAAAAAGTGCATATACTGCTTTAAAAATATGGGAAAGCAGAATGTCTGAAATAGAAAATACTATTAATCCACATTTAGGCTATTTGATTAAACCGGGTACTACTGTAGAAAAGTTAACTAAAGCTGCAGGTAAAAAATCTGAGATAGGAGAGTATACTTCAAATGTTGCAAAACATTTTGATATTTCTCCTAATAGAGCTTTGATTGATAATCCAATAGCAGGATTTTTCTGTAAAATTAAAACAGAAAAAATAGAGATTGGCTCTATGGATTTACTAAAAGAATTTCTGGAAACTATTGGATGGATACCAGATGATTTTAATGTAAAAAGAGAAAATGGTAAGTGGGTTCAAACTACCGCTAAGCTTACTGAAACTTCTCTATCAGAGTTAGATACAAAAAATGTTAGTACAGAATATGCAGGATTTGGCAGTCTTATCAATGAGTATTTTACTCTTCGGTCTCGCGCAAGTATTCTTAATGGCTGGATTGAAGAAGTCAACAAAAGAGGTGATGGGCGTCTTCGTGGTAGGACTTGGACTATTGGTACCCCAACTTTTCGTTGCCGCCATAATGTTATTTGTAATATCCCTTCAATAGATTCTCCAGGAGGTAAAGAACTTCGTGGCAGTCTTATTTGTGAACCCGGATATAAAATCGTAGGAGCTGATTCAAGTGGTAATCAATTTAGAGCACTAGCTCATTATATGAAAGATAAAAACTTTACAGAATCAGTAATTCATGGTAATTCAGCTGATGGAACAGATGTCCATAGCCGTAATGCTAAACTTATTGGTTGTAGTCGTAAATTAGCTAAACCTTTTATTTATGCTCTTTTGTTTGGTGCTGGTGATGAAAAACTTGGTTTAATTTTAACAGGACAACGTAAAAAAGAAGTTGGTCGTAAAGCTAGATTATCTCTTATGAAAGGTTTACCTGGATTAAAAGCTCTAACTGAAAAAGTAACCGCTATTTATTATAAATTTGAACATGAAAAAGGTAGAGGTTGTTTTCCAGCTTTAGATGGACGTATGGTATATCCAGCTTCAAGTCATCAAGCGCTTAATTATTTATTACAAGCTTGTGAAGCTATCACTTGCAAAGCAGCTTTAGTTTATGCATTTGATAAAATGACAAAAGAAGGAATTGACTATTATCCTACAATTTTTTATCATGACGAAATTGCTGCTGCTGTTAAAGAAGAACAAGCAGATCGTGCAAAAGAAATTATGATAGAAGCTTTTAAAGAAGCACCTAAACTATTTGGTGTTGATATTATGGACGGTGACGGTGCAATAGGTAACTCTTACGCAGACGTTCATTAACTATAAGCCTCTACCTACGGGTAGGGGCTTTTTAACGTAATGTCGGTGAAGTGTTACGGAAGCACGACGGTTTCCAAAACCGTAAGCCGGGGTTCGACTCCCTGCACCGATGCCACTTAAGGTTAATTTATGATAGATGAAAGACATTATCAACAATTAGGAACTAATGATTTAATATTAGAATATTTAGTTGGTGCTATTAATGAACTTAATTATATTAGATCTAATTTAATTCAACCTAATGAATTTATTGAAACTCGTTATAACTGGTTAATTTCTATTTATGAAGATTCAACAGGTGAAGCTGCTGATTGGGCTAACTAATGATTACTCAAACTTTTAAAGTAGTTTTTAAAGAAAATATTTTATTAGATGAAAAACATATTAAGCAAATAGGTCAAGCTTATTGTATGAACATTGCTAATATTGCTTCTAGCAGAGTATTACTTATAGAGCCAGACCAACAAAAAATTAATAAAGATATTGAATTAAAAGATAAACAAGTTTTTAATATATTAATAGCTTTTCTTATAGAAATTACTTTAGGTGAAGTAGAGACTATTGGATTAATACAACAAGTTATTGATTATGAATTAAATTGGGAGAATATTTATACATGAATATTGAAATCAAATTAGATTTAACCCCAGAAGAGGCTAAAGAATTATTTGTACCTTCTGAAAAACATTCTGAATTTACTATAATGCTTTATGATGCTTACACTCAAGCCGTACAAAATATGATTTATAAACATATTGATCCTTTTAATTTTACAGGAAAAACAAGTGGATAATTACGTATATCTTGCAGGCCCTATGGAAGATGTTGCACATGAAGAAATGAAAGGTTGGCGTATTAATGCTACTCAATTTCTAGACATGTTTGGCATTCAAACTTTAGATCCTACTAGACGTATCTCTTTTCATGATGAGTTATTAGAAAATAAAACTAAAAGTAAAGATATTTGTAATAGAATTTTTAAACAAGATTTAAATGATATTAATGAAAGTTTAGTAATTCTTGCTGATATTAGGAGAGGTTCAGGACGGGGTATAGGTACTGCTATGGAATTAATGTATGCTTATACTAAAAAGAAAAACATTATTTTATGGGCAGACAATTCAGATTTAGAACACCCTTTTTTAGAATCTATAGCAACTGAAAAATGTTATGATTTATATGAGGCATTAGAAACAACAGTTTCTTATTACAACAAATGAATGTATTTTATTTAGACAAAGATCCAAAAGTAGCAGCAAGTATGCATATCTGGCATAAGCATGTTGTTAAAATGATTCTTGAGTATGCTCAACTTTTATCTACTTGTCATCAAGTATATTCTGAGTCTGAAGAACCATTAGAAGGGTTTTATCGTAAAACGCACGTAAACCACCCTAGTGCTGTTTGGGTTAGAGAATCTCAAGATCATTATTTATGGGTTTATAATTGTATGTTAGCTTTAGGTGATATCTATAAAAAGAAAACAGGTAAAACTCATTTAACAATTACAAAAATGAAAAAAATTTTATCAAAACCACCTACTAACTTAATAAACACTGGTTTTAAACAACCACCTCAATGCATGCCCCCTGAATATCATGATAATGATTCAGTAAAAGCATATAATAAATACTATGAATTTAAAAGAGAATTATTAGTATGAATAATTGTGAAGATTGTGGAAAAAATTCATTAAAAACTCTTACTTTGCTAAAAACTTCAAATAGTAGCGGAGAACATAGTTATGATGAAAAAAGACTTTGCAATGAATGTTTAGAGTCTGCTACTGATGCAGATTTAATAATTAAAGATGAACAAGAATTAGAAGACTGGTTATTATCTCATGATTTAGATGAAATTTTAGATGATTCAGATTCTTTTTATTTAGTTGGATGTTAAAGGAAATTTATTATGAAATCAACAATTGTAACTTCAGGTTCAAATAATTATACTAATCTTAGATTTAAAACTAAAATGGAAGCTAAAATTACAAGGCTTCTTCTTCGTAATACTTTAAAAAAGGATAAAGTAGATCCTTATTACGAAGCTAGTCGTACAGTTCGTGTATACATTTAAAATATTTTAATTTATATAAGGCAGAAGAATATATGAAACTTACTCAAGCAATTAAAGCAGTTGAAGCTATTATTAACGCAAACAATGCACTTCCAGAAACAGCAGCAGATGCACAGTATCTTGTACCAATGCTTTGGTCTTTACCGGGCGAAGGTAAATCTGCTAGTATTGTAGCCTTAGGCGAAAAAATGAATAAAGAAGTAATTTCAGTGTTGTTTGGTCAATTTGATCCAGCTGAACTTGCAGGCTTTGCTAAGCTTTCAGAGGACCGTTCTACTTATGAACGTGCTCGTCCATTCTTCCTGCCGACTGAGGGTTCTGGTATTATCTTTCTTGATGAACTCCCTCAGTCATGTCTTGCAGCCCAAAATATCGCTGCACAGCTTGTTAATGAACGTCGCATTGGCGAACACAAACTACCTAAAGGGTGGCAAGTAGTTTGTGCAGGTAATCCTATGACCGCAAAGGCAGGAACTACTGCAATGCCATCGCATCTTAAAGATCGCTTAACACACCTTGATATTGAAACAGATCATGAAGGTTTCCGTGAATATGCTCTTGCAAAAGGTATCTCTGCTGAGATTACTGGTTTTATTAAAGAGCGTCCTGAATGGCTTCAAAAGTTTGATCCGAAACAAAATGCTTCACCTTCTCCTCGTTCATGGGAACGTGCAGACTCTATTATTAAATTAGATTTAGATTTTCCAACTATGTGCGCATTACTTAAAGGTCAAATTGGTGAAGGTACTCTAGCAGATTTTACTGGTTATCTTAAGATTTATCGTGATCTTAAAACTGATGAAATTATGCAAAATCCAGAGCATCATGATCTTCCAACAGATCCTTCAATTACTTATGCTTTATGTTCTGCTTTGGCACATCGTGCTAATAAGTCTAACATTAAAGATATTGTAACTATCATTAAACGTTTTGAAAATAAAGAATTTTCTGCTTTTTGTATGCGTGATTGTTTAGCTCGTAACTCTGAGTTAAAAAAAGAAAAAGTAGTAACACAATGGTTTTTAACTGAGGGTAAAGAACTTCTTTTGTAAGGAGTAAATAATGCCAGGATTTAATCATAGAGCTTATGCAGAAGCTGCTCTCTCTTATGCAGTAACTCATAAACTTAATAAAAATTGGAAAGCAATGATTTCTAATATGGACATTGCTTTTGTTCATGGTGAAGATGAACCGGAGCAAGTGTTTGAAAGGGTAGGAATTCCTATGAGTAAAAATAATGAATTTTATGAATGGGTTAAAAGTTTAAATTATCTTGACCGTAAAGAAAGAGCTGAGTTAGGAATATTACTAGGCCTTGCTTCTCAATTTCAATTAGCTAATGACGTAGTAATGGAAAACTATGCTACTAGGTGGTTACGTGGAAATGATAAAAGTAAATTTTTAGAATTTATTCAGTTAGAACAAATGCTATTTAAAATGGGATTTTCAAATGACAGAATTTAATAGTTGGTTAAGTGAGTTAGTTTATTTAACTTTAGAACAAAGAAGTATGTTAAGTAAATGTATGTATTTATTAACAAACCATAATGAATCTGTATCAGATGAGTGGTTATATGGCTCTCTTGAACCTCTTTCTTCTGAAGATAAAAATAAATTTATTGAGCTTTCAAATCTTATTTATATGCAAAATAAAATGGGTGTATAATGGATGCAAAATTAAAGGTTTCCAGAGCCGTAACAAAACTGGCATTTGAAGTACCTTTCTTTGGCTCTTGTGCTTTATCTGTAGGTACTTTAGCAACTGACCAGATCCCTACAGCAGCTACTGACGGTAAAACAATTTTATATAATCCTAAATTTGTAGAATCTCTTACAGAATTTCAAACAGTTGGTTTAATTTGTCATGAAGTAATGCATATTATTTTACAGCATTGTCAACAATTTGAAATTAAAGATCCTAAGCTATGTAATATTGCTATGGATTATATAATTAATGATAGTCTTATTTATGAACAAAATATGAGCCTTCCTGAAGATGGTATTTGGGATACAGCTAGAAGTTTTAAAAATATGACTTGGCAACAAGTTTATCGTATTCTTGAAGATATTCAGAAAAAAGAAAAGGAAGAAGAATCTGGAGAAGGTGAGGGCTATAATGCAAAAAATGGTCCTGCAAATAAAGCTAAAATTTCAGAAGAAAATCAACGTGAAATTGGAAAAGTTTTAAAAGAAGCAAATCCAGAACATGTTAAAGCTTCAGATCTTTCAGATGCAGAATTAGAAGAACTTAAGCAAGATATTGAAAGAATTACTGTTAAAGCAGCACAAGACGCTGAAAATATGGGAAAGCCAGGATCTATTCCAGGTTCTATTCGTGATCTTATTAATGAAATTAGAGATTCTAAAATACCATGGGAAGAATTTGTATTTACTACTATGCAAACTAGATTTCCTGATGATTATAGTTATCGTAGACCTAATAAAAAATATTTAGACCAAGGCTTGTATATGCCAACAGTAGAGTCTACTCGTATTAAACGATTAGCTTTTGCTTTTGATACTTCTGGTTCTGTATCTCGTGATGAGTTAATTACTTTTTTCTCAGAGTCTAATTTTCTTATTGAACACTTTCGTCCTGAATCAGTACTTCTTATGTCAGCAGATTATGAAGTAGCAGAAGTTATAGAATTAGAAGAAGGAGAAACTATTGCAGATGGCTTTTGGTTTAAAGGTGGAGGCGGTACTTGTTTCCGTCCAGTTTTTAATTACATTGAAGAAAATGATTTAGAAATAGATCAATTAATTTATTTTTCAGATATGTATGTAAATAAACATAATTTCCCAGATAAGCATCCTGATTACGATGTTATATGGGTTAGTACAGGTGCAAATTATAATGTTCCTTTTGGTGAAATAGTAATGGTGAATTAATGGGTTTTAGATATAACGAAGATTTATTTGAAAAAATTAAATTTGATGCTGATAACTTAAAAGAATTAAAAAGTTTATTAACTCTTGATTTAAATTTAATAGCTAATCAATATAATGTTAATTTAAATACAATAATTAAAGAAACATTAAATTATAGTAAGAAAAAAATAAAAGACTCTAAAATATCAGTTTATGATATTATTGTTATGCTAAAAGAAAGTGCAACTACTGAAGGATACTATTACCATAGTCGTAATAACTTTGTTAACATTAGCGAAGAAAATCGTCAAGTAATTATTAATGCTGTTAATAAAAATTTTAAAATTATAAAAACTAAAACAATTTTAAATACTATTATAGAAGCTTTACAACAGCTTATTGCATGCGAATTACTTTTAGAATATGAAAATATAGATAGTACTGCTTTAAATTTTGAAGTTTCTTTAAAACAATTTCAAAACATTTTAAATAATGTTTCAAATAGTTCTACTGGTGATTTTAATTACCGAAGTAATTTAATTGCATCTTACGGAACTACTTCAGAAGTTGTTATTAATTTAACAGCAATTGAAAAAGCACAACTTCAAGATCCTAAAGTAAATAATTTTTATGGAAATAATACTAGAGATGTTTCCGTTATTATTAAAAAAGACTGGTATGAAACAGTAAAACAGAAAGAATTAACCTCTATTGAATTAAATAATGGTAAAGTAGCTGCTGTATTAGAAGCAGAAGAAGTAAATCATAAAACTAAAGAAGATACTGTTGATCTGTTTAAACTTAAAGTTCTTTATGTAAAAGTCCCTAATAATATTCAATTATGGAGAAATAATAGTAAAGAAAATTTTGAAAAATGTATTTTTGTAGAAGATCTTTATTTTGCTAAAGATACTACAGATACAACTCGTTTTGCAACAGGTACAACACCAGGCCGTGCTATAGGTACTCTTAACCGACGTGCTAAAAAAGATATGTTTGATTTAATGGGTATTTAATATGAATTTAAATTGGAAAATTTACTTTGATGGTGAAAGATGGAATTATGATTTAGCGCAAGATAAAGATGAATCCAATTTCACAGGTTCTGTAGCAGAAGTTTATGAATACGTAACAGAATTGGACAAAAAAGATGCAAATCAATTTTATGCACAACAACGAAAATGTTGAAATTTGGTCTTCTCCTATAGAATTAAATGTTTTCTTTATGGAAGGGATAGGACCTAAAATTTATAAAGGGGATTCTTTGTCTTGGTATGGGATTAAAAATGTCAGAGTTATTGCTGTTACTACCTTATCAGAAAATTTGATTAGATTAGAAGTTCAGCACCATAAAGACAAACCTTAAAAGGAATTTTATGAGTAAAAAATATGATGCGTTTGTTTATAAATGGACGTGTAAAAGCACAGGTAAAGAATATGTAGGTTATCATGTAGGTAATCCTGAAGATGGCTATAAATTTTCATCTGACAAATTACAAACTTTATATGATAAACAACCTGATAATTTTGAACGTAAAATTTTAGCTATTGGTACTGCAGAAGAAATGAAAGCTTTTGAAACAGGATATTTAAGAGCAGTAGACGCTAAAAATAATGATGATTATTATAATAAGCATAATAATGATGAAGCTTATGTTTTAACAGCTAAATCTGTTTGTAATAATAATATTAAAACTATTGAAGCTACATTAGATCAAATTGATACTCATAAAGTAGGAAAGAAAAACTTTTTTAGATTATGGATTGGTGGAGAGACTTTAAACTGTGCTAGTTATAAAGTTAGTGCTGAACAAGGCGCTAACCTTTATTTATTAATAGGAAAAAAGATTAGAGTAGATGCTACTTTAGTTGGTGACTATTGGTATTTTTATCCTGAGAATGTAAAGGAAGTATAATGTTTTATTATTATAATATTTTTTGTAATGGTGAATATTTAGGACAAGTAAAAGCATTAAATGAAAAAAGCGCTTGTGAACAGTATTATATGAAATATGGATCTGCAAGCAAATATACAGGGTTAGCTAGAAATTCTTTTACAGCAGAAAAAGTAAAGTAAAATGAAAACAATTCAAAATTTATTTAATGATATGAATGAAAAGCTTCTTCCTTTTCTTTGTAAAGATTTAAAAACAGAAAATATTCCAAATGTATTAATTGATTTACAAATAGTAAATGATAGTGATCTAGATGGAAGTAGTGGTATGCAAGCGGCTACTATCCATTTAGGTTACGAAGAACTTTTTGGAATGGAAGTGTTTGAAATTGAATGTGTAAAATCTTTAACTCAAGATATTGAAGCTTTTAAAACAATGGTAGCTCACGAATTAGTGCATGTTATGCAACATCTTAGGGGAGACAAATTTAATTACGAACTCCCTTACAATGAACAAACGCATGAGATTGAAGCTTATGCAAAAGAAAAAGAGTTAGTAAACTATTATGAAAGCAAATGTAGACGGTGATCCTTATGTATATTGGGCGGCTTTATCTAAAGAAGTAGAAACTCCTCAAGAAGCTGCTGATTTTGCAATTGAACTTTTCAATACCACGTTAGATAGTGTTTTTGCTACAGATTATAGAATTGCAGTTAAAGGTAAAGGTAATTATCGTACTCAGATTAGTGCTGATTATAAAGCACATCGTAAAGGCCCAGATGAAGATAAAAAACCTTTATTAAAAGCTGCACATTCTGCTTTAATGGAAGAGTTTAATGCCGTTAGAGCAGATGGTATGGAAGCTGATGATTTGACTAGAATTTGGTGCGAAGAAGATAAAAATGCAGGAATACCTTTTGTTCTTGTTCATGAAGATAAAGATTTAAATATGGTTTCAGGTACTCATTACAATCCTAAAAAAGATGATCTTTATCAAATAAGTGAAGATGAAGCAGACTTATGGTTTCATAAGCAATTGTTAATGGGTGACTCCTCAGATAATATTAAAGGCTTATATAGGATCGGTCCTAAAAAAGCTGATGCTTGGTTAAAAGAAGTACTTCCAGAAAATAGATTAGCTTTTGTAATAAGCAAATGGAAAGAATTTCATCCAGATGATTGGTATGAAAGATTACTTATTTGTGGTCAACTTATTTATATTAAACAAACATTTGAATCTGAGTTTACATTATGAAAATAGAAGTTAAAGGAATGCATGGTTTTATTATTGTAGATTATACAGTTGATAATGGTGAAATTGAAACTTTTGAACTTTCATTACCTGAAGGTATGCTGGAAGAAATTAAAGAAGATACTATCCGTTTTATTAAAGATCATGAATCCCAAGCTCGTACTAAACGTATTGAACAACAAGCTAAAGCTAATGAGGTTTTTAAGTAATGAGAGTAGAATTTACAAGATGGTATTCTAACAAAGAAGCAGCACTTATTGATGCTAAAACATTATCAGTAGGCTTTGGAGAGTATGTTGATTTAGGTGCTCATTGTGTTAAAGAAGGTATCTGGATAGGTTGGGTTATTGTATGAAAGAAAAATGGCAATATAGGTATGATATAAAGCCTATATCTGCTAATAAACTTTGGTATAAAGCTAAACAAATTACAAAAGAATATAGGCAATGGCGAGAAGATATTGCTTATAATACTCCTGATAGCCATAAGATATGGCCTTTTAATGATACAGAACAATTAGAAGTAAATATTAATGCTGGTTTTTCTTCTCGATTAGCAGATGTAGATAACGTTTGTAAGCCTGTCTTAGATACTTGGCAAAATCTTTATGGCTTTAATGATAGATATGTCTATAAAATTACTGCTGAAAAAGAAATTGTAAAAAAAGGAAAAGAGTATTTAGATATAACTTTTAAGAGGTATAGAAAATAAAATGACTCAATTAATAACTTTTTTGTTAGTCTGTTTAAATATTTATTTACCATTAAATGCATGGATAGGGCATGATAATGGAACAGCAACTCCCCTTTCGTATATTGGTTTAGGTTTTGCTTTATACTTTTGGTTTTTAGTTTTAACACATTATTTAACTCCAAAAGAACATAGAAAAGTTTATTCTGAAATAGATATTGCAAATATCATTATTACAACTGAATTAATGAATAAAGAGGAAACAAAACACTAATGGGAAGGATTGTCACTCGTAATCAACCTTGTCCTAATTGTACAAGTTCTGATGCGTTTCAAATATATGAAGACGATTCTGGTTACTGTTTTTCTTGTGAAAAAGCAGTTAAAAATATTAATGCTATTGATTTTGAAATTGAAGAGAGAAATACAGTGACAGAATTTGTACCTCAAATTACTATTAATGAGGTAATGCACTTAGGTATTAGATCTATGCCAGATCGTAAAATATCTAAGCCTATTATGGAACATTTTGGAGTTCGCTCTGAAACAGATAATGATGGTACAGTGACTGCTCAATATTATCCTTACACAGTAGAAGGTGAAGTAGTTGCTTATAAAAAGAGATTATTACCTAAACAATTTAATATCGTAGGTAGTTTTTCTCAAAGCGATTGTGAGTTATTCGGTCAATCAACGTTTGCACCCGGCGGTAATAAAGTAATTGTTACTGAAGGTGAACTTGATGCTATGGCTGTAGCTCATGCTGCTTTTGTTAAATACAAAAAAATATATCCAGTAGTTTCTTTACCTTCTGCTTCCATGCTTGCTCCTTTAAAAACAAATCGTAAATGGTTAAGATCTTTTAAAGAAGTTATATTATGGTTAGATAATGATGAAAAAGGTGATAATGCTTTAAGAGAAGCAGCTAAGATTATTGGTTTTGATAAAGTAAAAGTTGTTAAATCTTTAGAAAAAGATGCTAATGATACTTTAATTAAACAAGGTGAAGAAGCAACTATGCAATGTGTATGGAATGCTAAACAATATTCACCAGCTGGTATTATTGCAGATCCTGAAAAGATCTGGGAAGAAATGGTAGAATACTCTAATAAAAAAAGTGTACCTTATCCACCTTGTCTTGCAGGTATTAATGAAAAATTAAAAGGAATGCGTACAGGAGAAATTACTTTATGGACTAGCGGTACTGGTTCCGGTAAATCTACTTTACTACGTGAAATAATGTTACATTTATTGGAAACTACAAATGAAAAAATTGGTCTTGTCTCTTTGGAAGAATCACCCTCGGAAGTCGCTAGGAAGTTATCGGGTATGGTACTCAACAAAAACCCAGCTAAAGATGAAATTCCTCTTGCTGATCTTCGCCCAGGCTTTGATTCCATCTTTGGTGATGGCAGGGTTATTGTTTTGGATCATCATGGTAGCATCAAAGACGGTTCTATTATTGATACTCTTGAGTCTATGTGTGTTATGGGTGCTAAGTATCTCTTCTTGGACCACATCACAATCTTGGTTTCGGAAGGATCTGAAGGATTAACAGGTAATGAAGCTGTTGATAAAGTAATGAATGATCTATTATCATTAGTTAAAAGACATGATGTATGGATTGGTTTAGTTTCTCATTTACGTAAAATGGATAAAGTAGGTAAATCATTTGAAGATGGTCAAATGGCTAGCTTAGATGATATTAGAGGTTCAGGTTCTATTAAACAAATTAGTTTTGATATTTTAGCTTTTTCTCGTGACTTAAATGGACAAACTGAAAAAGATAAAAATACTATTAAAATGAGTGTTTTAAAATCAAGATTTACAGGTTTAACTGGAAGTTGTGGAACTGCTGTTTATAATTATGAAACAGGCAGATTAGCTTATGGTGGTGAAGAAGAAACAACAGAATTAGATTCTTTTGATCCTTTAGATGTGGAAATTTAAATGAAAAATATTAATCAATTTTTAGAATTTACTGGACTATTTGTATATGTTTTAATTTTTTCAGGAATTAGTTATATGCTTATTATGAGGTATATGCATGGATAGGTTTGATTTAGAAACTAAAATTATGAATGCTTCGTTTATAATTAATGATTTAGAAGCATTAGCAGAGGATATAGATGAAAATTCTAATGTTTCTGCAGAATTTGCAGATCGTTACTCTCTTGCTCTTTTAGGTTTAGCAAAATTATGTGAAGCTCGTTTTAATGCAATTGATCGTATTTTTGCATATTTAGTACCTGAGCTAGATATGGCAAGGCGTGAAAAAGAAAAAGCAGAAAATCTTAAACTAAATTTTAGTCAAGATGATGATGAGAAGCTTTGGAAAAACTTTGGAAAGCCTAATGAATAAGTATGCAACGCAACAAATGTATTTAGAAATGGCTTATGTAGCCGCAAGACAATCGCTAGATCCTCATAGGCAAGTAGGTGCTTTGTTAGTTAAAGGTAATCAAATTTTAGCTTATGGTTTTAACGGCACTCCTACAAACTACCCTAGCAATGATTGTAAAGACGAAAACGGTAAAACTTATTCTCATGTAGTACATGCTGAAATTAATGCAATTACTAAAGCTGCAGAGCATGGTGTAAGTACTAAAAACTCTACACTTTATAGCACTACTGTGCCTTGCATTGAGTGTGCTAAAGCTATTATTCAGGCAGGTATTACTAGTGTTATCTATTGTGAAGACTACAATAAATGCGAAGAAGGTAAAGCTTTACTTGAAATTATGCTTAATGAGTTTAAGCAAGTAGATGCTTTTTCTGAATTTAAAAGAAAAGTTTTCGGATTAGCAGATGATGTTCGATTTATGTAAAAGGAAATAATTAAACCAATGCCTTATATTAAACCAGAAGATAGAGGTTATCTTAGACCTTTAACTGCAGAATTTCACAAAGCAGATATTAAAACTCCAGGTGAGCTTAATTACTTAATTAGTAAATTGTGTAAACGTTTCTTAGACGCTAAAAAACATCAAGGTAATGGTAATGAAGCTAATTATCAAGCGTTTAATGATGTGTTAGGCGCTTTAGAGGGAGCTAAACTTGAATTGTATAGACGAAGAATTGTTCCTTATGAGGATTCTAAAATTTTAGAAAATGGAGATATATAATGGAATGTATTAACCCTGAAATTTTAACTATGTTTGCGCATATGTGTTTAGGTGCAGCTATGTATTTAGTAGGCAACTTTGCTTGGCAAGTGCACAAAGATAACCGTTAGTTCAGCGCCATAAAGATAACACAAATTTAACGCCTCGTTCTTAACGGGGCTTTTTATACAGAGTAAATTTATGGAATATTTTGGTATAACTATTGTACCCGAGCGCGATGAGTTACTAACCGATTATGCTCGTGGAATGCTAATGGATTTTTATTCAATTGATGGAGAAAAATCCCCTCAAGAATTATTTGCTAGAGCAAGTATTGCTTGGTCTACTTTTAAGAGTAAAACAGATTATGACTTGGCGCAACGATTATATAACGCAGTCTCCCAAAAGTGGTTTATGTTCTCATCGCCTGTGCTTTCGAATGCCCCGCATCCTGAAACCGGTAAATCCTCCGGGATGCCCATCTCGTGCTTCCTTGCCTATGTACCCGATACAGTGGAAGGACTCATTGAACATTCATCCGAATTACGGTGGCTCAGTGTTATGGGCGGTGGAGTTGGGGGTCATTGGAATAATGTACGTTCTGTGTCTGAAAAATCGCCAGGTCCGATCCCTTTCCTCGCTACAGTAGACGCAGATATGACTGCTTATAAACAAGGTAAAACTCGTAAAGGTTCTTATGCCGCATATCTTGATGTACATCATCCAGATATCTTAGAATTCATGCAAATTAGAGTACCTACTGGTGATGATAATCGTAAATGTTTAAATCTACATAATGGTGTAAATTTAACTAATGATTTTATGGAAGCAGTTATTAATAATCTAGAATATGAATTAGTTGACCCTAATAAAGGACCAACTGGAGAATTTTTAAAAGCTAGAAAAATTTGGCAACAATTATTAGAAATTCGTTTTAGAACTGGAGAGCCTTATTTTAATTTTATTGATCATGCAAATGATGCTTTACCTGAGCCTTTACGAAGAAAAGGACTAAAAATTAATGGTTCAAATTTGTGTAATGAAATTCATTTACCTACCGATGAAACACGTACTGCCGTTTGTTGCTTATCATCTCTCAACTTGGAAGAGTATGAAGCTTGGCGAGATACAAATCTTGTCGCAGACCTTATCACAATGCTGGATAATGTACTTGAATACTTTATTGAAAATGCACCAGAGGTATTGCGTAGAGCAATCTATTCAGCTAAACAAGAGCGTTCTTTGGGGCTTGGTGCAATGGGGTTCCATAGCTTATTACAAAAGAGTAGAATTGCCTTTGAAAGTAACGAAGCAATAGCTCTTAATAATGAAGTTTTTCAGGTAATTAAATATGATGCTGATAAACAATCTCGTAAACTTGCTAATTTACGTGGTGAATATCTTGATGGTTTTGGAACTGGCCGTCGTAATAGCCATCTTCTTGCTATTGCCCCTAATGCTAGCAGTGGCATTTTACTGTCTACCTCTCCTTCTATAGAGCCTTTAAAAGCTAATGCTTATACTCATCGTACTCGTGCGGGTTCCTTCTTAGTTAAAAATAAATATTTAGAAGAAGTATTAAGTAACTATGATAAAAATGATCAAGTCACTTGGTCTTCCATTATTACAACGAAAGGATCTGTCCAACACTTGGATTTCTTATCATCCGAAGAAAAAGAAATATTTAAAACAGCAACAGAACTTGATCAGTGCTGGATCATTGATCACGCCGCAGATCGTCAACAATACGTCTGTCAAGGTCAAAGCGTTAACTTATTCTTTCATCCCGGAGTCGAAAAGTCCTTGGTTAGTCGTGTCCACCTTCGAGCATGGCAAAGAGGCCTCAAAGGTCTTTACTATTTGCGCACAGAAGCCAAGTCTAGAGCAGAGAATGTTGCTGAAAAGGTTGAACGTAAAGCATTGGCAGATGATGCCTCAACAATTATTTATGGCAAAGAAACATGTCCATACTGTATTGCAACAAAAGAAGAACTTACGATACGTAATATTCCATTCGAATACATTGATCTCGATCTTATCGGTAAAACAGCCTCACAGGTTACAGGTAGAGACGTTAACACTGTACCGCAAATTTATCTCCAAGGTAAATATATAGAAAATGGTTATACAGGTTTAATGGAATACTTTGGAAATGACCAAACAGAAAACGACGAATGTAAAGCCTGCGAAGGCTAAAAATAAAAAAGTAGATAATAGAGATGCAATAGCTAAAGCAATAGACTCGCTTAAATACACTCCTTCACAACGTAATTGGGAAGAATTCTTAAAAAGAGCTAATTATGATGAAAAATTAGCTATGCGTATAGCAAAAGCAACATTATTTTGGATTATAGAGAGAAGGAAACTATGAGTGGAATGGACGATAGCGACAATACTTCAACTTCTCCAGTTGATCTTATTCTTGGGATTGCTAATCACATCTTACCTGACGGTGCGAGTAATGTGGAAGCAGCAAAGCGAAGAGGTGAGGAACTTGAAGCTGAGGCGGAACAACTTAGAGCAAGAGGTGAACAACTTGCAGTTAGAATTGAAGCTCGCAAGAATGAAGATTCAGGAAATAAAAAATGAAATTTGATCAAGAATATTTTAAGAACATTGTAAAAGAAAAAGAAGCACGACAAATGGCTAAACGTAAAGCTGAACAAGAAGCAGCAGAAAAAGCAGCTATTCTTAAAAAGAAAAGGTAATAGGTAAAAATGTCAAAAAAGAAGCGTATGGGTCAAAGCACAGGCCCCTCTAAAGGCGAGCGTAAGACTGTTAGCTTAATTAATCGTGTACATAAAGATGAACGTTTAGGCTATCAATATGATTCAGCTATTCGTAAAATTAAAGCTTATTCTAAAGGTAAGCGAACTGTAGTTAAAGTACCCTCTGCTACTAACCCTCACATCCTTGAAAAGCTTGATGCTAACCAAGTATGGGGTGATTGGCGAGGTCGAGATTTTGAGAAAAAGAGAAAACAATGAGCTTACTAAAACAATCACTTGTCTATAAACCTTTTAATTATCCTGATTTTGTAGAAATTACTAAAACCCATGAAGAAATTCATTGGGTTGCTGATGAGGCGGATCTCAGTGAAGATATTACAGATTGGAAAAATAAACTTACAAAGCAAGAAAAAGAATTTGTTAAGAAGATTCTCCAATTATTTACCCAGAGTGATGTCGTCGTGGGGGCTAACTATCATGACTACCTCATCCCAAAGATTAAAAATAATGAAGCGCGTAATATGCTTAGCTCTTTTGCTAATAGGGAGTCTGAGCATCAACGTGCTTATGCTTTGCTTAATGATACTCTAGGCTTTGATGATGAGATCTACTCGGAATTCCTTGAATATAAGGAGATGGCTGATAAAGTTGATCATATGTATGAAAACAGTAACAATTCTCATCATGATCTTGCTGTTACTATGGCCAAGTCAGTTTTTAACGAAGGCGTTTCTTTATTCGCTAGCTTCGTTATGCTTCTTAATCTTCAGCGTTATGGTAAGCTTAAAGGGATGAATACTATTGTTGAATGGTCTATCCGTGATGAGACTATGCATGTTGATGGTATTTCTAAGATGTTTCGTATTTTTTGTGAAGAACACCCACGAATTGTTAATGATGAATTAAAGAAAAGTATTTATGACATTGCAAGACAAACAGTAAAATTAGAAGATAAATTTATTCATTTAGCTTTTAAAAATAATGATATTCAAGGTATTGAAGAACAAGAAGTTAAAGATTATATTCGTTATATTGCTGATAGGCGTCTTATTCAACTTGGTTTAAAACCTAATTGGAAACAAAAAGAAAATCCTTTGCCTTGGCTAGAATATATCCTTAATGGTGCTTCTCATGATAACTTTTTTGAAAAACGAGTTACTGAATATTCTTTAAGCGGAATGACAGGTGATTGGGGCTGGGGAGATACTGAAGATGATTTAACAGAACTTGCAGGTGCTGCTTAAAAATGTGGTTACTATTTATTATTAGTATCTTTGAAGGAACCTATGGTGTAAGTGCTAATGGCCCTTATCCTAGCATGGCAAAATGTTTTAAAGTTAGAGAAGCATTATTAAAAACTTATGAAAAACCTAAAATTAATTATGAAGCAGTATGTGTTAGGACTGATCAAGTAAAATGAATAATTTTAAAGGAACAAAAGAGGACTTAATAGAATTAATTGCAAAACAAAAAAGAGAATTAAAAGTTAAACTTAAAACTAAAAAGAGAGACATTAATGAATCCAGTTTGGCGAGTAGTTCGAATGACTAGTCCTCTAAGGACTGCAAATGAGCAAAATAAGAAACCTAGTAGCAAAGCACGCTTTGAAGTTCAACAAAAACAAAGTACAAAAAAATCTTAAAAAAGATTTTAAAAAAGGTTACATTAAACATAAAAGCCCGGACTTTCGTTCGGGCAGTTTAATTTAAGAGGTTACTATGAAAAAGATACCTATAAAATTTGATTGTCTTAGTATAGATGTACCAACAGGCTTATTAAAAACAGATTGTCCTGTTACATTAATTTATTTATTTACTAGAGAAGGTATTCTTTATTATGGTTTAACAGGAATGCCTGAAAAATTAGAATCTTACGAAATAAAAAAAGAACCTTACCCTATATGTCTTTTTGAAGAAGTAATAATGCATTCACAAACTGATGATGACATTATAGAATTTATGCAATTATCTGTTAGTAATACGAATTATATTTTTGATGATAATATTTACCAGTATTATGGAAGATTAGACTTTAAAACAAAAAGTTATGAAAGATATAAATTACCTACAATGGAAGGGGAACCTGCTTACTTAGATGGTGGTGGTATAATAACTAACATTAAATATGGATATGAAAGAAATGACTAAAGATGAATTTGATAGTATCCTAGAGGCAGTAAGAGAATTAATTACAGAATCTTTAAATGGAAAATACCAAACTAAAGACGAAGATAATACTGTTACTCAAAAAGATTATTTAAATAATTTAATTAATAAAACTAAAATTTTACAATTAGATGATATTGAAGAAGATGTTATTGAAGTTAGATCTAATGTTGATTTGTCTTTAATTAATGTAAATCCTTCTGCATCTGAAATTATTAATAAAATAAAAGCAATTAAAAAGAAGCCATTGAACAAACAACCAAAAGTAATTACCTGTTTATTTCATGGTGCTCCAGGCACAGGTAAAACAACTATGGCTACTGAGATTGTAAAATCTTTAGGTAAAAAAGCATTAATTAGATCTTATGCAGATATCCAATCTAAATATGTAGGTGAAGGTGAGAAAAGATTACAAGCTTTGTTTGCAGAAGCCCGTGAAAAAGATAAAGTTTTAATTTTAGATGAATGTGACGCTCTTATGGCTTCTAGAGAAGCTTCTACTAAAGAGTGGCAACAATCTATGACTAACCAATTTTTAACAGAATTAGATAAACATCACGGTATATTCATAGCTACTACTAATTTTGTTGAAAGATTAGATGCTGCTTGTTTAAGACGTCTATTTTTAAAATTAGAATTTAAATGGATGACTAATGAACAAAAAAATAAAGCATTTAAAATCTTCTTTAATAGAAAAATTAATAATATTCCAGTAGATTTTTTAACAGCAGGTGATTTTAAAGCTGTAAAAGAAAGGTCTTTATACGAGCCTACTACTAAAATTACAAATAATAACTATATTAAATTATTAAAAGAAGAAGTAGAATATAAAAAGAAAACAATTAAAGAAGTAAATGAAGCTACTAAACGAAAAATAGGTTTTTAAATGAATAAAATGCCATTATTTTTTGTATTAATTTTGGCATTAATCTTAATATTTTATGAAGAAACTAAATTATCACATTCACAAAGATTAAAAAAACGTATTGCTTATGCAGTTCCTGCTAAAATTATTAAAATAACTCTAATAATTTAAGGAGACTATTTATGACTTGGAATAAAATTCGTAAAGATTATCAAGAAAGAATTACTCATTACGAAAATAATATCGCTTATCATTTAGAACAATGGACTGTAACCGGAAATCCTGAACATAAACTTTTTGCAGACCATGACATTAAACAACTAAATGAAATCAAAAATTATATTTTAAAGAAAGAAAAAGAGCAAGGATTATACTAATGCACTTCGCAGATCTTTATTTAGCCGCTATCCTTGATGATAATTTACCAGAGTCTGTCACTCTGTCACCAGAAGAGCTTTTTCATATAGAGGATATGACCATGTATATGCTTGAACAAAGAGCCTTAAAGAATGGCACTCTTGTGGTTGATATTGAAATGGTACACTAATGAATTTATATATAGAGATAAATGGCGATGCTGATAAAGAAGAAATTAAAGAATATATAGAAAAGAATTATTTAACTAAAGAACAAATTAAACATATTATAACAGATTTTGACGACACATTATTATTAGAGTTTTCTCAATGGCCTTATGATTACTATGAAGAATTCATGGATACAGAAAAATTTAATATGATATTTTATAATTTAGTTTATAATAATTTTTCTAAACAACAACAAGAATTTTTAAGAGGCTTTAATATAAGTTCTTTTTTAGCAGAGCATATAGATGAATGTATGCGAGACTCCATTGAAGAAATTTTAATAAGCTATGTTAATGAGCACCTTAAAGAAGATGAAGATCTCTCTTTACGTCTTATGCAACTAAAAATGGGAGTTGCTAATTAAATGAAAACAAAATTGTGGAAAAAGGTAAAGAGAATGGAACTTAATAATCCCATAATACAAGTTATGATTGGACTTGTAATATTTTATATCGGCTTAAAAATGTTTTCTGGCGGTATGAAATCAATGGGAAATATAGAACACTTATCATGGTTTATTGGTAATCCTTTATACATGTTTGCTGGTGGTATTGTAATGACTTTACTATGGCAATCTTCTTCATTATCTACTACTGCCATTATTGCTTTAGTAGCTTCTGGAGCAGTTCCTTTACCTGCAGCTATAGCAGCTGTATTAGGCGCTAATTTAGGCACAACAGGTACTATATGGTTAGCAGGCTTATTAGTTTCAGATGGTATGCCTAAAGGTGATACTCTAAGAATTGCTATGGCTCATACAGGCGTTAATTTAATAATGGCTTTATCTTTATTACCTTTTGTACATCATATATCAAGATTTTTAACACGTTTTACTTAAATAAATTATAAATATATTATTTAAATTAATGGATTATTATTTAAATGAAAGTAAAAATTATAGCTCATTGGAAACATGGATTTATTATGGAAGATGACTTAGAGTTATCAGAAGGTAATAATGCTACTTTCAATCCAGAAAAATTATGTACTTATTATAACAATGTAAAAAACATTAATAATTGGTGGATTACTGATGAACGGGGAAACACTCTATACTCCAAAGAAAAACCCTTTAAACGAACAATACAGAAAACTAAGTTTGAAAGAGTTAAGAAAGAAAAGAATTATTCTAAACTCTCTAAAGAAAAACTAATAGAAGAAATTAAACTATTAATGAAAGAACATAAAAATGCTACTAAAGTAGCTAATATAGTTGGTAAATCACCAACATTTGTAAGAACACATATTAAGTAGTATACCCTAAACACTAACTAATAAAGCCCCTTAGATCTACCTACTACAGGTATTTCTAAGGGGCTATTAGTATTACATATTTTTTTTTTATCTTATTA